GTGAAGGTGGAGCAAGCCATCGCCAAGAAATATGGCGATGAAACGATCCAGAACCCAAGAGGCAATTGGGACGAAGAAAAAGAGAAAGAATACGAAGAGCAGCTTAAGAAACTTGCTGATAAAGAAAGAGACACAGAAGACCGAGACGAGAAAATAGAAGTAGATGGTGTTTTAATGTCCAGAAAACTACTTAATAGAGAAACCACAAAAAGATCTTGTCCTATTTGCGGAGCTTATTCTTTCAAAATACGCGATGATGTATTCATGAACAAATTTGATTGTTGTTATAAGTGTTACATTCAGTGGATAGAAGGGCGAGAAGAACGCTGGAAAGCAGGCTGGAGGCCAGAATAAATGTCAAAAGATGAAAAGAAACATGCCGGAACAAAAGATAAAATGGACAGACATGTTCATGATATACTGGGTGTCCTTAACAGGATAGAGTCTCATTTGGCATCTCTTGTTTATGAGGCTACTCCGTCACGAGGATTCGGCGCAGACATAGAAAGAGCTATAGCCCAGCCCTTTACTGGTCAAATGAACGAAAACAAAGATAATGTACTTGAAAGTATGATTATAGAAGAGCTTAAAAAATCTTTAGGAGATAAATAAATGGCAACTACAATGGAAATAGTTAGAGGTATTTCTCAAGTCATGGCAAACAGCCACGACGGAGCCCTAGATGACAATGGTGAACCTATCAAGGTTGGCCTAAAAAGAGAAGAAGGCGATCCAATTACAGATTCTCGCATCATGGACGGCTTTAAAGTTTCTCTTTATGGGAATCAGTTGTGCCTCCATTATCATTCTGAAATTAATCTTAAAGATACGCATGATAAGAATTTTGAGAGCGATCTTGAGCAGATGATCAGCGATATTGCAAAATTCATCAAGAAAGAATATAAGAAAATAACTGGCTCTTCTCTGTCTTTGAAGGCAGTCGGCGAAGTGGATGCGATTGTCCAAAACACCTCACGCGTCCGCACATGGGTTCAGGCCAAACAATACTTTGACATCGGCGGTGTTGACGCAGAAGCGGTTTCTGGCGAGAGCAAAGATAGCGTCGATTCAAAATTCAAATCTTTTCTTGACCAAGGCGGCTGGGGCAAGAAGGCCAAGAATGACAAAAGAAAAGAGCCAACACAAGGTCAGCCAATTTATCAAGGTAAAGGAAAAGTAAAGGCTCGAAAGAATGTACACAGCCCGCTTAAGGCGGAGTAATGTCCTCTGGGCTTTCGAAGAAAGAAATTGTCAAAGAGATAATAAAGTGCGGCAAAGATTCGCAATACTTTATTAATAACTATGCAAAAATAGCCCACCCAATGCACGGACTCATTCCGTTCAAGACTTACCCATTCCAAGACGACTTGCTCGCTGACTTTGACGACTATCGTTTCAATGTCATCCTAAAAGGCCGTCAGCTTGGAATCTCAACCATTACCGCAGCTTACATCTGCTGGATGCTTTTGTTTTACCGAGACAAGAATGTTCTCGTCATCGCAACCAAGTTCCAGACAGCAGCAAACCTAGTCAAGAAAGTGAAGTCGATGATGCAGGGCTTGCCCCCTTGGCTACGAATAGCCAGCATCAAGATAGACAACCGCACATCTTTCGTCCTAACAAATGGCTCAGAAGTTAAGGCATCATCGACATCAGCCGACGCAGGCCGTTCAGAAGCCCTGTCTCTCCTCGTAATTGATGAGGCCGCCCATGTTGAAGGGCTAGAAGATTTATGGACAGGCTTGTATCCTACACTATCAACTGGTGGTCGATGCATCGCCCTCTCCACGCCAAACGGTGTCGGCAACTGGTTCCACAAAACTTATGTTGAAGCAGACGCCGGCATTAACGACTTTCACCCAATAGTCCTTCCGTGGGATGTCCACCCAGAGCGAGACGAGGAGTGGTTTGCAAAAGAAACCCGCAACATGTCTGCTCGCCAAATAGCACAAGAGCTTGAGTGCAACTTCAACGCATCAGGCGAAACAGTCATCTCGGCAGAGGACATTAACCGGCTTTACGATGGAATATGCGAGCCCAAGTATCGAGTTGGCTTTGACCGAAACCTTTGGCTCTGGGAGCAATATGATGCTTCCTGTGCTTATCTTCTCGTAGCAGATGTCGCCAGAGGTGATGCTGCTGACTATTCTGTGTTTCACATTATCAAACTGGAGACAATGGAAGTTATAGGAGAGTATCAGGGCAAGCCAAACCTAGAACAATTCGCCTCAATTCTCGACAGCACAGGCAAGGAGTATGGCGATTGTATGCTTGTCGTGGAAAACAATAGTTTGGGGATCTCCATCTTAGAGAAACTACAAGAGAGAGAATATCCAAATCTTTACTTCTCTATTAAGGGAACTCACGAATACATAACAGAGGCGCAAGCACAGGGGATAAACAACTCCGTTCCTGGATTCACCACTTCTTCAAAAACTCGCCCTCTAATAATCGCCAAGATGGAAGAATTCATTCGCAACCAACTAATTACTGTATATTCTTCACGAATAATCGGCGAATTCAAAACTTTCATCTGGAACAACAATAGAGCACAGGCTATGAGGTCATATAATGATGACTTAGTTATGGCCCTCGCAATAGCGTGCTGGGTGAGAGATACAGCGTTAACAGTTAATCTAAGAGATATGGAATATAAAAAAGCAATGGTCAGTTCAATGAAAGTCTATAGCAACAGTTTAAGTACGACTATTCCTGGCATGAAGGGTCACAGGGAAGATCACTCTGCGAGACTTAAGGAACAAAGTCAACAATATCAAGATTTCATATGGCTAATTAAAGGATAGATAAATGGCTAAAAAAGGCAATAACCCAAGAAATTCATCATCGGAACTGTTTAGGACCTTAACAAAGATCTTCTCTGGTCCGATTGTTTCTCGGAGAGCGCAAGCCGGAAGAAAGCTTCGCCGCTCACAGATGGACAAATATGCTTCTCGCTTCAAGTCGGCCAGCGGTCAAGAATTTAAAACAACTCGTTATAGTGAAATTAATACTACGCAATTGAAAATGCTGGCCCAACACAACAGGTCAGAGCGCTATGTTGATTTTGATCAGATGGAGTACACGCCAGAGATTGCCTCTGCTCTTGACATCTATGCTGATGAGATGACAACCCATTCATCTTTGTCGCCGATGTTAAACATCGCTTGCCCGAACGAAGAAATCAAAGCAGTGTTGGATTCTCTTTATCATGACATTATGAATGTCGAGCACAATCTTTTTGGCTGGTGTCGCTCAATGTGTAAGTACGGCGACTTCTTCCTTTATCTAGATTTAGATGAAAAGCAGGGCATTACTAGCACAATAAGTATGCCGTCTCACGAAGTAGACAGGCTTGAGGGCGAAGACAAGACTAACCCAAACTATATCCAATACCAGTGGAACACCGCCGGAATGACCTTCGAGAATTGGCAAGTTGGCCACTTCCGCATTCTTGGCAACGACAAATACTCGCCATATGGCACATCAGTCCTCGAAGCCGCTCGCCGTATCTGGCGCCAATTGGTTCTTCTTGAAGATGCAATGATGGCTTATCGAATTGTCAGAGCGCCAGAAAGAAAAGTTTTCAAGATTGATGTTGGTCAGATCCCTCCAAACGAGGTTGAGCAATATATGCAAAAAGTAATTTCATCAATGAAAAGAAACTCAATCGTTGATCAGAGCACCGGCCGTGTTGACCTTCGGTACAACCCGCTTTCGGTCGAGGAAGATTATTTCATTCCTGTTCGAGGGGGATCCAACACAGAAATTAGTTCTGTTGGCGGCGCATCTCGCACTGGCGACATCGACGATGTGAAATACTTGAGAGATAAATTATTTTCAGCATTGAAAATCCCAGCATCTTATCTTACAAACGAAGCCGGCGCAGACGAGGACAAGACAACCCTCGCCCAAAAAGACATCCGTTTCGCTCGCACAGTTCAGCGATTGCAGCGAGCAGTCGTTTCTGAGCTTGAGAAGATCGGAATCATCCATCTTTACACTCTCGGTTATGATGGTGAAGATCTGTTAGGGTTTAAATTGCACCTAAACAACCCATCTATCATCGCAGAACTTCAAGAGTTAGAGCGATGGGACAAGAAGTTTGCCGTTGCCGGCGCCGCAAACGAAGGCTTCTTCTCTCGCCGATGGATCGCAGAGAACCTGTTCGGCATGTCCCACGAAGAATTCCTGCGCAATCAACGCGAACTCTTCTACGACAAGAAGTTTGACGCAAACCTCGCAGCAACCGCAGAGGCAGAACAAGAGATGGCTGCTGCTAGTCTTGGCGGTGGCGTACTGGGCGGAGATGATCTCGGAGGAGATGAACTTGACTTAGGCGGAGATGAGCTTGGTGGAGATGAGCTTGGTGGAGATGAGCTTGGAGGCGATGATCTCGGCGGCGAAGACCTTGGGGGCGAAGATCTAGGCGGAGAAGATCTCGAAGATGTTCTTCTGGCTGCCCCTGGTCGACGAGAAGACTCCCCCGCAGACATTCGACGCAAAGATCGTATTCGCAAGCGGGCGGCCTACGAGAAGGTCAAAAATGACAAGAGAAAAACCGCAGGCAGGGGAAAGAACTATAAGGCCTCCGCCGGCCCAGAAGTTGGTACGGCTCGTACGACTTTCCCAGGCAAAGTTGGCTATGGTGGGCTGGATTCTCTCGCCAAGGGGTTATTCGAAGAGCAACAAACTATTTATGAAGAGACATTCTCTAAAGAAGAATCAAAACTTCTTAAGACCAGCCTTGAGGCCAAGAGGCTTATTGAAGAACTTGAAAGATCGGAGTTAAAAAAGAATGAGACTAAAGCACAATAAGAAGCGTAACACTGCCTTTCTTTATGAGGTTCTAACTAAAGAGGTCGCAAAAGCGATTGTCGCGAAAGACCTTAAGAAGAAAGATTCAATTCTTGCATTGATGAAAGAATTCTTTAGCAAGGGGAAGATTCTTCGACGAGAACTCGAACTCTATAAATTGCTTGGCGAGTCTCACGGAGCAGATATTTATTTCGCAGAGCGCCTTATTCAAGAGACAAAGAAAGAATACGATTCTCTTGACAAAGAGAAGATATTTGAAGCACAAAGCGACATTATCAAAATGATTAACAAAAAGCTCGGATCAGAAATTTATAGCAATTTCGTTCCCAACTACCGCAACCTTGCAACTATCTCTCAGATTTTCGGTACAGAGATAGGAGTAAAGCACAAAGTTCTATTGGAGAGGACAATCATTCAAGGTATTGTTTCAAAGCCAGAGGAAGTTGTCGAGAGCAAGAATATGCCACATGTCGACGACTTGGTTTATAGGAAGGTTGTTGAGAGTTTTAACGCCAAGTATGGAGAAGAGCTTGGAGAAAACCAGAAAGCTTTAATTGGAAAGTATGTATCTCTATTTGGAGATAACAGTCTGGAGTTCAAAGTATACTTAAATGAAGAGCTTCACAGACTAAAAGAAGAGGTTGGAAAGATGTCCGCCGTAGAAGACATCAGGGGCGACGAAGAAATGCAAAGAAAAGTTGCACGAGTTTCAGAGAAAATGGAATCCTTTAAAAACCAGGCCATCGACGACAAGATGATTCAGCAGGTTCTTAAGATTCAAGCGCTAACTAGGGAGATCGTACTTTAATGGCGGTAAGAGTTATCATAGGCGATCAAGAGGAAGAGAAGGCTTCCCCCGTCGCCACAAAGATCGATCTTGTCATCCGTCGTACTATGGATGGCGATTATATGATAATGGATCACACAGATGTCGACATTATTGTTATGCCAAAAAAGATGAAGGTTGTTGCTTTTCCAAAGGATTTGATGTCCGATTTGGTCTATGAAACGGAAAACAGAATGTTTAAGTTCCTCACCAGCAAGGGACTTATTGAGATTGGTTCTATACAGGCAGGGTCAATTTACGGATCTCTTGAAGCGCGCCTCCTTAAGGGAGAAAATTTTGATACAGTTAAGATGACAATTTTAAATCTTCAGAAATGGATAGATGAAGAGCGCCCCTACTTTGAGTTCGTGGAGAAGTTTGAAGACATGGTGGTCGACCGCTTTGTGGATCCAAACGATGAAGAATCCACAGAACTTGGCGAGATTCCACACGGAGACAAAAAAGGAGCGCTCCAGCCAATGCCTGGTAACGCTCACCATTGGATGTCTTACACTTATCAGGAATAGAGGTTATATTGGAACTTTTATATTTTGTGCTCGCCGCCTATGGGATGACGCAACTATTGTGTTACGGCTTCATCTTCAACAAGATTCGTCCCAAACATCACTTCTTCCATTGCCCCATGTGTGTGGGCTTTTGGGTAGGAGTTTTTTTGTGTGGAATAAACGGATGGACAGAACTATTTACTTTCGAGCATACTGTCGCTAACTATTTTATCTTGGGCTGTGTAAGTTCGGGAACATCTTATGTTTTCAACATGATTTTTGG